ACCCGCCCGCTAAACGAGTTTGGCGAAGAGCAAATCGAGCAAATGCGGGTGATCTACCCCGGCCGCTACGACCTCTACACGCTGGGCCAAGACGTAGTCGAATTCAGCGAAACCGGCGACTACAGCCTGCCCGAAATCCCCCTGGTGCCCATTTACAGCAATCGCCGGGGGATGCTGCGTTCCTTACCTCCACTGCTGGACATCGCCAACCTGAACATCACGCATTACCAGCGCCAAGCAGACCTAATCCACGCGCTACACATTGCAGCAATGCCCACCCTTGTCCTTGAGGGCTGGGACGACACTACCGGTAGCGCAACGATGGGCGTGAACTACGCCATTGCCATGCAACCGGGTAACAAGGCGTACTACGTCCAAGCCGACGCCACGAGTTTCGACGCCCAAATGGCCGAACTCCAATCCCTGGAGCAGCAGATGTCCACGCTGGGCGTGACAAAGCTATTTGGCCAAAAGTTTGTTGCCGAGTCTGCCGAAGCCAAACGTATCGACCAAGCCCAAGGCAACAGCGTCCTGTCGATCATCAGTCAGGAGCTGGAAAGTGCGCTGAACCAGGCATTCGGTTTTGCTGCCCAGTATGTCGGCATTGAGGCCCCAGAAATCTCCATTGACCGCGACTTCGACTACTACCGCTTGATTGGTCAAGACATTGCAGTGCTTAGCCAGTTGAACGAGCGCGGCAAGATCAGCGACCAGATGCTGCTGGAGATTTTGCGTCGCGGCGAAATTCTGCCCGACAACGTCCACATTGAGGATGAGCTTGCCGCCAGCACGGAGAACGCTTTAGCCCTTCCCGAGGACGCCGAAAACGTTGGCGACGAGGACATGGAAGCCCGTTTGAATGTTCTGTCGTAAAGTAGAAGAGTTCATGTAACACACAACTGTGCCTGAAGAACAGCAAGCACCAGTAACTCCTGTGGAGGCTGTTGCTCCTCAGCCTGTGGCTGACAGCTCGGATTTGGCCGCCCAACTCGAAGCGCTTCGTGCGAAAAACCAAGAGTTAATTGCCGAGCGCCGGAAGGACCGCGAAAACCGCGAAGCCATCCAAAAACAGCTTGACGAACTCAAGCAAGCTCAAGAAAACGCTCAAACCACCAAGTTGGCGGAATCGGGCGAATTTCGCACGCTATGGGAACAAGCCCAGGAAACTGTGGCTGACCTAAAGCAACAGCTAGCCGACCGCGATAACAAGATCGCATCCATGGAGACCAATTTCACACAAGAACAAGTGAAATCGGCCGCCATCGCACAACTTTCCACTGCTGGTGCATTGGCACCAGATCAGTTGTATCGTTTACTTCAGGAGAACTTACGCGCCAAAGATGGACAGCCTGTGGCTGTTGTTGGAGGCGTTGAAGTTCCGGTTGGCGAGTATATCGCTAACCTCAAAAATCCCGGCAGCGGTTACGAGCATCATTTTGCTGCTACGAACCGCGCCGGCATGGGTGTAGCGGGTAGTGCCCGTTCCACCGCCCTGCCCGGTCAAGCCAACCCCTGGACTAAGGAAAGCTGGAACATCACTCAGCAAATGATGATGTTGTCCACCGACCCCGACAAAGCCAGGTTGTTGAAGGCAGAAGCCGGCATCCGCTAGCCCCTGTGGGGCACTCTCCGCAAACCCCTTCTTAGGAGCCCACAATGGCTGCTATTTCTGAAAACTATTCCGGCGGTTCGTTCCTTTCGGACCTCGTCGCACGCCCCGAATTCCTTCAGTACACCTCTGAGGGCATCTTCGAGCAATCGAAGTGGATCCAAAGCGGCATTGTGCAGCGCAACGCTGCTCTTGACGCCCGCAGCGGCGGCACCCGCGTCCGCGTGCCTTTCTTCGACCCCATCAACCCCACCGAAGAGCAAATCCTGTCTTCGGCCGCTTGGGGCACCTCTGGCGCTGGCTATCTGACCCCTCAGAAGTCCACCGCCGACGAGCAGATCATGACGATTCTGCACCGTGGTTTTGCCTACGCCGCAGACGACCTGAGCAAGCTCGGCTCTGGCGCCGATCCCCTGGCACACGTCCGCAACCAGCTGACTGCTGCCATCAACAAGCTGAAGACCACCACCCTGAAGAACCAGCTGCTGGGTCTTTTCGGCGGCATCTCCGGCAACGGCGTGCTCGGCCCCAACCAAGTTGACGTGACCGGCACCACCAGCGCAACCGAGGCGAACTACATCTCGGCTGCCAACGTGATCAAGGCCAAGAACGAGCTTGGCGAGCGCGGCGAAGAGCTCGACACCATCGCCATGCACTCCGCTGTTGCCTACTACCTGCAACAGATCGGAATGCTGACCTTCAGCACCTCTGCTCTGGCCGCAGCTGGCGCAGTGACCTGGGGCGGCGGCGGTGTGGGCGTCGGCCAACCCGAAGTGGCCACCTTTGCTGGCCTGCGCGTCGTGATCGACGACCAGCTGACCAACCTAACCGGCGGTACTGCCACCCACCTGGTGAAGTATCCCGTCTACCTGTTCAAGTCTGGCGTCGTCAGCGAGGGCATCCAACAGGATCTGCGTCTGGCTGCAGACCGCAACATCCTGTCCATGCAGGACGTGATCGCCGTGGATTACCACTACGGCTACCACGTGACCGGCACCAAGTACGCCAACGCCACCGACAACCCGACCAACGCTGGTCTGGCCACCGTGGGCAACTGGAGCCTGGTGTATAGCACCACCAAGATGGTGCCCGTCACCCGCCTGCTGGTGAACACCCCCTTCGACGTGTCCGTCTACTCCTGATTTTCAGGTCACGGCATAAAAATGGCCCCCTTACGGGGGCCTTTCTTTTTTGCCAGCTTCAGCCTTGCAGCCGCATCTCTTCCTGCCGCTGGAACACAGCTTCCGAATCAATGGCCATTTTGTAGGATTGCAGGATGAGCTGGTTAACCAACACATAGGACACCTGCAGTTTCTCGCAGATCTCCGGCACGTTGGCACCAGCTTCACGCATCACCTTCACTTCTTTTGCCACATCAGCCCACTTCCTCGGTTTAGAGGGGTCAGCTTTCTTCTGTTCAACTGGAATGACCGGCTCTACGCTGGCCTCAGACGATGAGCTTTTGCGGGGAGTCATGAAACGAGTTCGCCTCTTCGTACTACAGGATAACTGCCGTAGCTTTATTGACGTTCCATACGGCCAGCACACCGAAGCTCAAGCCGAGCTGGAAATGTTTGGCGCAAAGGTTTACCACTCGACAGTTTTAAGTGAACCGCGCAAACAAAGGAAAGCGTCTACTGGCGCTAGACTCAAACAAAGGATGTACTGATTGTGGCCGCGACTATTGATGCCACTTTGGGAGGCGCGTCGGCCAACAGCTACGTGACGCTGGCTGACGCAGACACATATTTTGAGACTGTCCCCAATTCCGGCACCTGGGACGACAAGACCAACGACCAAAAGAACCGCGCCCTGATCTCCGCCACGCGCTGGATCGACGCCCTGAGCTTTTACGGCGACCGTTGCAGCGAAACCCAAGCACTGAAGTGGCCTCGCGAGGACTACAAAGTTGACGGTATCGAGCTGGCCTGCACCCTGATCCCCGTCGGCATCGAAGTAGCGACGTACGAGCTGGCGCGTGCGTTAGCCAACGACACCGACGCCATCACTGGCAGCACTGGCACCACCGGCCTCTACGACGAGGTTGAGCTTGGCGAACTGAAAGTTAAGTACAAGGACAGCTCCATGACTCCGGGCGTGATCAACAACGTCTTCGACGTTTACCCCTGGCTACAGACGTATCTAGGTCCGTATTGCATGGGCGGCGCCACAAATTATGCCGTCCGCCTCTTCCGGGGATGACATGGGCTTAATCGACACTACGTTTGCCCCGCTCCCTACAGCAATCCTTGCTGACTGGGGTCAGGACATCACGTACATCAAAACCAGCACCCCACGCACCTATAACCCCACGACTGGCGCTGTAACCGGTGACGACACGACCGTCACGGTAAAAGGCGTAATTATGCGCCTCAATCCACGCGAGTCTGAAGGCTTGTACCAGACAACGGATGTCCGCGTGATTATCGGCAGCAGCGAGCTTGGCACGTATTACCCAACGGAGGCTGACCGTATCCAATACAACCAGGCAGGCGTCACCCGCGAGGCAAAGATTCTAAACGTCACTACATATCGCGGCGACAACCCCGTTATGCACACCTTGATAGTGAGGCCTCAGTAATGGCACGCGACATCAAATTCTTGATGAAGGACATTGAAGACGCCACGGTAAATGCCGCAAGAACAGCTTGCGTCGAAATTATGAACGGCCTTGTGGAGGCAGGTCCCGGCTACAGCGGTGAATTTTCCTCTGCTTGGTATGCAGTGGAGCAAGGACAAGCTCCGGGTAAACCACGCAGCAATCAAGGACTGTATAAATACGACCTACGCAATGTACCTAAAACAAAATTCAAGTCTTCCGGTGTGTGGTTTGAGATAGTCAATGGCGCTGACCATGCCGCTGAGGCGATGGATCTTGTCGAAGGTCGTTTTATCAGCCAACTGGATCAAAACAAGTACCCAATTAAAGACCCCGTCAACACAGGTAAGCGTGTCGGAAAACGTCGAGGCGAAGTCAATGATGGTGAAGGTTTTGCCATAAGCACTGCGCCGCTAGATTGGTGGCCTAATTACAACGCTGGCGGGGCTTTGAGTAGAGACCTAGCTCGTGGTGCACAACAAGGCTTTGGTAAGGCACGAGGATTCGGCAAATGAACTACCAAGCAATCCGCGCCGCCGTTGAAAACCCACTGTTGTCTGCCTTTAGCGGACTAAGCCCTGCTGTCCCCGTTTACTTCGACAACATCACAGCCGTCCCACCTAATACCACGACTGAATACGTCCGCATCAATGTTACTTTCGGCATTACCAACGAGCCCACGCTTACCAGCAGCGTGGACAATGCGCGTGGAGCAATTGTTATCCGCATTTTCACCGAAAAAGGCAAAGGCCCAGCCCGCAACCAAACCCTGCTAACCACTGCGGTCAATGTGCTGGAGACCTTGAACAACACAGCTAAGACGACTAGCGGTGTGTTTTTCCGCGTTGGTGAGATCAACGGACCTACATTTTCTGCTACTGAAGCAGCACCTCATTTTGTGGGGCGGATTGATACGTCCTACGTCGCAACTGTTTTGTCGTAGGTAATGCTTAGTAACAGGCGCTAACCTGTATTAAGCCGGGCAGTGCCCGCCCACAACGTCGTCTTTGGTAAGCCAATGG